GTTCAATATACAGGTCTTTCTCGTTATTCTAATTTTGGTCAAGTGGAAAAACATGGGATTGAAAAATTCTTAATGAGACCAATCGAAATTACCACATTTTCGATACCTGTAGCGTCTCCTGCTGATACAAGTGTCCAACTGAAAGTTTGGGACACTATAACCCTAGAGCCGTCAATAAGAGCTAAATTAAAGAATTTTGCTTATTTACACACTGATTTGGAAGTTACCATTAATATTTCAGGAACTCCTTTTCACTCAGGGAAAATCATGATATCTTATCAACCTTATCCCTTACGAAATGATCCTCTTCAAGCACTTTTGACGCGCATGGCTGTAGATGCTGTAGCGTATAGACCATTGTTGCTCAATTATCTTTCTCAGTCTCCTGGAACTATAGTCATGGATGTAAAAGAAAATAAGCCAGTTAAGATGGTAATTCCATTTATAAGTCACAAACCGATGTTTAGACTATACAACGACAGTGCTGTCGCTTTGACAGATGTCACTTCCTATGAAGATATCGAAGAAGCGGGCAGTTTGTTTATATATTCAATAAATCAAGCTGCATCAGTATCTTCTACCCCATCTGATATTTCAGTTATGGTTTATGGCAGAATGATTGATCCTTCCCTTGGAACGCTTACTGCAACAGTTACTCAAATTACTACAGAATCTGGTTATGATGAAGAAAAGCAAGGTCCTATACAGAAGTGGTCCAGTGCCATTGCTGAATATGCTGGTTATCTCAATTATATTCCACCATTGAAACCTTTCGCAACACCGATAGAAATCATTTCTGGTGGCGTGGGTAAATTTGCATCCATATTTGGTTGGAGTAAACCTATACTTACTGAGAATATTTCATTAATAAAGAGAATACCAATGGCCAATGGATCATTAGGTATTGGAAATGAAACAGCTTTTAAATTGTCACTGGACCCTAAACAAGCATTAACCGTAGATGGAGCCTATGCAGGAAATGGGCAAGATGAATTGGTTATTAACTATATTTCACAACGTGAATCGTATCTCACTACATTTGATTGGCTGGACACTGATTCCGTTTTGTCAACTCCAATATTTAAATGCGCTGTTACCCCGGATCTTTACTCGTGGTATAATGTTCTAACTAGATCATATTACCAACCTTCCGCACTTGCTATGACAGCTCTGCCTTTTACTTATTGGAACGGAACTATTGTGTTCCGTATAGAAGTTGTTTGTAGCGCTTATCATCG